TTTCACAGATGGTCGAGTTTTTGTAGGTCCAGGAGATATATTAGTAGACACAATAGCCCAGGTAACTGCTGTTTCTGGAACTAGGAACGCTGTTGCGAATTGGTCTATTAATCACGTAGCCGGTGCAAATACAACTAACTATGCGATAAATCTTACCAACGTTATTTTAAGGCGCTCTGGCTTCGGTGAAGATTTACAAGAGCAGTTTGGAGGGACTGGTATCCCTGGATCGGCTCAGTCGCAGGTTTACAGACCTGATGTTATTCCGGCTATGTCTGCTGCACAGCAGTTAGCGCCGAGAACGGCGTTGAAACTAAAAGGCATAAAGCTCCTTAGCTTTGATGTTATTTATGTTATTGGCGTGGCTAACCTGACTGGTCATACCTGTAGAGTAGATCAGACCAATTTCTCAAACAACGTAGCTATCGCTCCAACTGTAGTTCTAGCTACTGGGGCTAATGGTCTACAAACAGTGGTACAGGCGAATCCGTATGTTACGAACGTGGCGCTCCCTGCGAATCAACAGGTTTATCGAAACGTAATCGACTCGCAACTTTGGATAGAAATAGCCTCGGTAACGGCAGCCACTTCTACGTATTCGCTTTATGGACTAGACTGCTTAGTAGAGTATAATTATAACTAAGTCGGAGGCTTAAATGGCAATCCAATTCTGCATTGTATGTGGCCGTGCATCGAACAGAACTTGGAATAACAACAACGTTTACGGAACGGCGTTTGTTGCTTGTGACTTTCATTCTCAGAATGCAATTCAAGCTGCCGCTAAGAGCGGTGGCTCGGCTGTTCCGTCTGTTCAAAACATACCTACTTCGCATCATGAGAGAGGAAATTCATAAGGACATAGAATATGAATCTCGCATCGAATCCTTGGTCTTTTACCTCCACTGATGTTCCAGCGGCAGTTACCGCTGCGGCGTCTCCGACCGGAATGATACAGCAAGGAACTACTCTAGGACAGCCTGGGCTGGCGTCCGTTTTACTAACTACAACGGGCGCTCATGGTCTTTCCGCGGGTCAGTATATAACCTATGTCGGAGATACCAACGGTCGTTTTCAGGGTCTTTATCAAGTTATCGCCGTTCCAACCGCTACAACTGCGTTGTTGGCGAATATTTCTAGTCCAACTAAGGGATCTCCTTTTAATACTATCTTAGCTGCCTCTGGCGGAGGCTCTGTTTTAGTATGTCAGTGGCCGTGGATGATTCGTGCAGAAGATATATCTGTTCTGGCTACTGGTGTACCAGGTGCTACGGCTCTATCACTTCTTGATAGAAACGGCAACCCGACTTGGACCTTTATTGGAGTAGCTACTGCCGAGGGCTTTCAGGCTCAGAATAGAGGAAAAGTTCTTTGGACTGATGGCTTAACTTTACAATCAATACCTGTGAACTGTACTGTTTTAGTGACGATTAACTAACATGGGAAAAGACCTATCCGAACTTGCTTCTTACATGCAGCCATTAGTCGAGGAACTTCTCTCGCAGGCTACGGCTGCCGGCATAGAGCCTGTTGTCGTGGATACTGGGCGTTCTATGGAGGAACAGATCGAGAAACTAAGACTAGGAGTTTCTTGGACTACTCATTCTAAGCACTTACCACAGCCTCCGGAAATGAAAAGCGAAGCTATTGATATAGTTCCTAGAATATGCATGTCCATGAAGTTCTGGGGCTGGAATGGTACTATCGAGAATAGTCATTCACACTGGGGCACATTGATTAAGATAGGCGAAAGTCTAGGTCTCCATTGTGGCGTTCATTTCCCTAATCCTGATCCAGGTCACTTTCAGTATATACACGGAATTTAGAATGGGTTTTATTATCATTTCCGAAGGAGGCGATGGTCTGGGGCTGGCGCTTCGTTTAAAAGAAGAAGGTCATAAGGTCTCGATGCTTATTAAGGATCCGATTGCTGAACAAAGAGGAGAGGGTTTAGTCGATAAAATCAATGCGCCAGAATTTAACTCTATTCTACTGGCTGATTGTACTGGTAGCGGAGTTTTGCTTGATTCTTTTCGAGCGAACGAGGGTCGTACTTTTGCGGGTTCTGGGGTAGCTGATAGATTAGAGTCGGATAGAAAATACGCTAGTGAGATTTTTGAAGAGGCCGGTATTAAGGAACCGTTTTCTAAGGAATTTACGGATTGGGAAACTGCGTTTCAGTTTATTATGGATTGGTCAGAAGATACAAAGTTAGTTTTCAAACCCGAAGGGAAGAGTAGCGGAGTAATTCCGAGCTATGTTCCACATGATAATAAAGAACTTTTTGAAATGCTGGAACATTATAAAGGATTAATCGGAAATGAGCCAGAATTCACCTTACAAGAATTCATTGACGGCGCGTGTATCTCAAGCGAGGTCTGGTGCGCTAAAGGTAAAATGCTTTATCCAACCAATCACACACTCGAAAGAAAGCAATTACTCAACGAGGATCTCGGTCCGTCCGGGGGATGTACTGGTAACGTGGTGTGGCGTTGTGACGATAGGGAATGTCCTTTTTGCGAAACATTGTCGAGATTGTCCGGAATGTTCAAGGAGACTCAATGGACGGGACCCATTGACATTAATACAGTAGTGACTAAAAAAGGCGATATATACGCACTAGAGTTTACTCCTAGGATGGGCTATGACGCTTTCCCGACACTTCTGTATGGGCTTTTTGACGGGGATTTTGGATCCTTCGTCTCGGATTGCTGTAGGGGTGATTCTCCCGAACTCCCGCTCAAAGATGGCTTCGCTGCGGGTATTAGGATTTCGGTCCCGCCCTGGCCGTCCGAAGATTTTCACTCCAAGCCAGGTCTTCCAATCCGCGGATTATCTAAATCTAATCTCGATAAATTCTATCCTTACGAGGTTAGTCTCGAAGGCGATAGAATAGTTACATCTGGGGGATGGGGTATTATCGGAGTAGTCGTAGGTCATGGTTCTACAATGGACGAAGCCTTTGAAGAGGCGTATAAAATCTGTGATAAACTACGTTTACCAGATAAACAATACAGAACCGATTTGAACGAAGTTTTTACAAAAGAATTTAGGCAAATAAATCGTTCTTTAGAGAAGTCTCTTACAACAAGTGTTTAGATAACGAACACATATGCCATTTCCGCCAACATTTACTAATTCATGGGATCAAACTTTTCCACTCGACACCGAGTTAGCGAATCTAATCGGTGCCAATCTACGTCAACTCCGTGTTGATGTAATGCAAAGAATGTCGCTTCTGAGCGGGACATTAGCGAATAGGCCGACACCTGAAATAGCAAATGCTACGTGGGGCGGGGCTGGGTTCGGTCTTATATTTATTGCTACTGATACCTCTCAGATTTTTCAGTGGAATGGTGCTGCTTGGGTTCAAATCTCTGTGGCTGGAGGAACCTCTGATTATGATGATTACGCCCCTGTTCAATTCATAGCGGTAGCTCCAGGAGCGATTAGGACCATCAATATTCCTGTAGGAGCTGTTCAGAATTTAAGTCTGGTTAGTTCTTTTATCGAAATCGAAACTTCTTTTACAATAGCAGGAGCAACCGGACCTTCTCCTGGTTATGTACTAAAGATTAATGGAACTACAGTTTTAAACGTAGGCTTGGCCGCTAACGCCGGTCCAGTATGTACAAAGACTACAGTGGTTATTTCATCTGGGACAGTACCTCGTGTTACTTCTCTTCTTCAAAATAATTTGAATACAGGCTCACTACCTGTCGTTACAAGAAGTACCTTGGGAGTTATTGACGGAACTGCTATTATCGCCGTTCAAGATTCATTTAGCGGATCAACTACGATTACTGCGACAGCCGATTATATGCACATTCGTGTGAGAAAGTGAATGCCAGTCGTTCAACAACGTGAACAGCTACGCTCAGAAGAATATGCTGAGTTTCCTATTACCGGACCTTTCGGAGGTATCCAGTCCGAGCTACCACTAGATCAGATAGAAACTTTTGGATTTGCTGATTCTCCTAATTTTCTATTTAGAAAAGGCATAGCCTATGTCCGTCCTTCCTTTGCTATTCTACCTGCGTTTCCTGTAAATCCTGGGAGCCCTGTCCTAGGCGTAGCCGATTTCTACACCAAGAACGGTGTTAGAATTCAAACTGTCTTGACTTCTACGAATTTGTTTCAGTGGAATCCAGGTACTCAGACATGGACTCAGATAACCGGCCCGCCTGCTTTTAGCGGATCTGCTACGCAGATTTTTACTTGGGATGTTTTAAACAATCAGCTCTGCTTCTCACAAGGCGCCGATAAGATTTTTATATGGGATGGTATAGCAGCTTCTTACACTCAGGTAGCAACTGCGCCGGCTACTAACCACATAGCTGAAATAGGTCTTCATTTAATGACCCTGAATAATCTTGAAGGCGGTGTTCAGTTTACTCAACGATATAGATGGAGTGGAATCGGAGATCCTACAGATTGGACTTCGTTCTCCTCTGGAGCTAACGATAATCTTAATAATCTCGGTCCTGGACAAGGACTTCTTAAACTTGGTCAGTATGGATATGGATGGCATGTCAACGGAATTATTCAGATCCAGCCGACGGGGATAGGTTTAGCGCCGTTCTTCTTCTCCACAATAGCAAACGCAAGCGTCGGAGAATTCGCTACTAAAACATTAGATCATTTCAATAAAGACGGTGTTGAATGTGCTGTTTATGTCGGCTTTGATAACGTTTATATCTTTAATCAAAGCTCCGTTATTCCGATAGGTGATGCTCCGATAGATGGACGCCGTAGACTAGGAGCACGTTCTAGAATTTTTAATGATTTAATCTCTGGAAACCCAGCCAATGCTTATGGCTACGTGACACAGAATATAAAGGGACAGGTTTTTAATGCTTACTGGCTTATTATTCCTAACGTCAGTACTTGGGTTTTTAATCTAGACGAAGGTAATTGGACTAGATTTACATATCAAGGTAATCAGACTGTAATGGGTAAATTCTTTAATCCAACTGGTGTTAGAATTATTGATCTCGTTGGTAGAATACAAGATCAATCCTGGGCATTTTCCACTTTGGGTACGAATTCATTGGACGGATTAATTCTAGGCTTTGATAACGGTCGAGTCGGTTACGTGGATTTTACGAATTACTCGGAGCAACCTGCCCAAATTAAATCGGGTAAACATGTTTTCGGAGATAGAAGACATAAACATACCGTTAAAAAATTTAGACTTGTAGTTTTCGATCAAGGATCCGTTACCTATACGATAACGGTTTCTAATAATAGCGGATATTCTGAAACACAAAATATAACACTCGGGAATGGAAGTGGAGATTCCATTAGTACAATACTTGGCTTCAATGTACAAGGTCTTCGTATTACATGGACATGTTCCGTACCTGCTGGGCAGCCTGGGGCCGTTATAGAATTTTGTCCGATGTGTGATATTAGTGGAGAGCAACGAGGCGGGACAATAGACGGATGAAATGAAGATAGCTCCTAATCTTCAATTTGCTGTTATAGAGCCTACGAAGAAATCTCTTGAAAACTTCGTGAGAATGATTAGATCCGTTTATCAGAATTTTACTACTGCCTTTAACGGAAATATAGGCTTCGGAGACGGTGCAAATCTTGATAATATAAATGGTTCTTGGATAAACGTAGTAGCTCCTGTAGCGCCGAATACAGATTTTACTATGAATCATAATCTCGGGAGGATCCCATCGGGATATTGGATTATGCAAAAAGACAGGGCGTGTGATGTATATACCGGAGGCGTAGCTGCGACGCAGACACAGTTGACACTACGCGCCAGTGTAGCTAGTGCCGTTCTTCGTATCTTTGTTATTTGTATCCTTATAAGTCTAGGCTTTTTCGCAAAGCGTAGCGAAGCTCAAGGTGTCCATCATCAAGAAATAGCTTTAAAGGCTACAGTCGCCGCAGGTTCTAGTGGTTTATCCGGTTCCGTAATGCAGCCGATTCCGAGCGCTATTATTACTGTATGTAATGGAAGTGTATTGCCTATAACAGGTTCCACTTGTACCGGATTAGCTTCCATATTCTCAGATTCTGCTTTGACACTCTCGTTATCAAATCCCTTCAATGCTGATCTTAACGGAAATTATGGCTTTTGGATTACCCCAGGTTCTTATATAATAAGTGTTGGCGGGGCTAATATTGTTACATACAGCTACGCTATTACTTTAGCATGTGGTGTGAGTTCAACTTGCGTTTACAGTGGGCCGATGACTTTCTCCGGCTCCCTCACCGTCAGCGGGGCAGCGACGTTCAATCAGCTTTCAGGCACGCAGCATGTAAATGCAAATCAATCATTTGCCGCCGCATTAGCGGCCACCGCTAACCCTGGCAGTATTGAGATTGATCCCGGCACTTATACGGTCGCTACCAATACAGTGATCCCGGTTGGGATTCAGTTGGTGTCAAAAAGCGGTGGAATGATTTCCGTCGCAAACGGCGTGACGCTGACCATCAATTCTCCGATCATGGCGCCGCCAGTGCAGATTTTCACTTACGTGGGCACTGGCGCGGTTTCGCTCTCGCCGGTGACGGGAACAATCAGTAATGTGTACGCGAATTGGTTTCCTGGTGCCGATATAGATGCTCAGACGAATGCTGCTTTTGCTGCTTGCGCAGGTACAGGTTTGACTTATTGCGGAGTGCGCATAGCGACGCCCGGCGCTACTGGCTATGTAGTCGGGGCGTCTGGCGCGACCATTTCCATTCCATTCAAGAACAATAGCGCCCTTGGACTCCTCATCGAGCCTGGCACGCAAATCAACTTTAACGCGACGGGTAACGCAGATTGGCTTCAATACTTCGCAACGGGAGCGGCTAATAATAACAATTTTTTCCTGGACATGCGCGGGGCTAAGGTTGTGGGAAACGCTTCTGCGGGAAATTGCCTGCACTTTCGCCAAGTCAGCACAGTCAAGACTTTTGGGGCGTACTGCACATTGTTCACGAACAGCAGTAATGTCGCATATGGCAACGGAGAACTGGACGAGGGCACGATTGATGTTTTCAGGGATACGCCAATTTTTGCGGCAAACAACATCGGCTTGCGGGAAACTGGATGCATCAATCCAACGTGCGGTCCAGGAACTACTTCAGGTTCTGCAAACAATGTCGTATATGGCGGGCGCTTACAAGCCAACACAGTTGGCGGGCATCTGGTAGACGGCATCGGTTGCCCTGCCGGACAATGCGGAAATTCTGCGCTGCTCAATCATGCGGATGACATTGAAGGAAATGGAACTAACAATCAGGTAACGACAGGATCGCTCACGGCGGCGAACGCCAGCAATATCATCACCGTAACCGGGGCTGGTACTGCTCAAAAGATTTTTGCCGGAACCTATGTCATTCAGACCGGATTCAGCAACGGACCTTGCTACAACGGGAATTTCCTAGTTCAAGCAGCGACTTCCAACACCTACACGTACAACTGCATAGGCGGCGCAGCATCGGCAACAGGCGGATCGACGACTGGACACTTTTATCAGCAGATGATCGAGCAGGGAAACAACATCGAGTACTTCGGAAATTTCGAGCAGTGGGGCAGTACGACCGGGAATCTCGCTGAGGCCATCGTCGGAGATTCCACCCTTACCCCGGTGGCAACGCATTTCCAGAACGTCACGTTCTCGTCCTCGACGCAAAGCACCAATACGATTTATTCTGCGACCAGTAACGGCACAATCGTGGATGGCTCGACACAAGAAATTAATTCTCCAAATAACTTTTTCAACTGTGGCATTGGCGGAGGAACAGCTAGATTGCAAATTTTGATTCCGCCGGGGAATTCTTCGGCTGGCTCTTTGCAAAGCGGATGTGGTGGCAGCACGGCAGTTGTCAACCTGCCGGGGCCGGTAAGCATAGGAAGTGGATTGGCTGCCGACCCTGCAGGCTTCGCAGGAACTTATACCTGCTATTACAACACAACGAGCAACGCCCAAAAGTGCAGCTATAACAACGGAACGTTTTTCCAGACTCCGCAGTTAATCGCCAGCGGCACCACGACGCTAACCGCCAATGCAGCTCTAGCAGCCGTTACTTCCCAAGCAGTAAACACAACGGCTGCGACAAACGCACTTACCACCGATGCTATTGAATGGAGCTTCGCCACCGCCCCGACAGCCGGAGACAATCTCTGCCATGTGCTTGCTTATGTCACCGCAGGGAACGTGAATTTCGTCAGAACGAATCCCACAGCGGCGGCGCAGAACGTCAGCGCCTTGGTCATCAATTGGCGCGTGATTCGATAGGCCTTAGCTGGATGGAAGAACCCATGAACAGCACTTGAGAAAACTTTTAGTTCTAAGTCTGCTGCTCGTCGGTTCACTTTATGCACAGAATAAAGGATCTATAAAATGCCCGTACTAAGCCCGAGTGGAATACTTCAATTTCAAATAGGCGACTTAGTTAACGAAGTTTTACTTCGTTGTGAGAATAGAACTACTGATACGAACCGCGCAGCGATATGGCTTCGAGATGCTTTGTTAGAAATAAGTGGCTCGCCTGATTATAGAGACGATTTCCCAGAACTCGAAGAGTTTGGTCCTCCATTCAACCTGATTGTAAATCAACAGGAGTATGCCGAGACCTTATTAACACCAGTAGGAGATATAGTCTCCGTTGCTACTGATATATTAATATGGACTGATTTTCCTACGAATACTGTTCGTAGAAAGCTGGACTCTTCGCACTATCAAAAGACCGACAGGTTTACTCCAATATTTAGCCTACCTACCGAATGGTATAGATTCTCTACTAATATTGGGTTTAATCCCGTTCCTGATAAGACATATCAGGTTCAGATGCGCATAGTTAGGATGCATCCGATTAATGATACAGTGCTGACGCAAACGATTATATTACTACCACGAGACTGGAATGAGATGTTGGTGTGGTTTGCGGTGCATAGGGGATTTAATGAGTTGATGGAATATGAGAAGGCAGTTAAGGTTCACGAAATGCTACATGGCGACCCGAAGGATTCTTCGCAGCCGGGCTTAATTTATTCTGTAAAAAGAAAAAGACGGAAAGAATCCTGGAGAATGGAATCTCGACTGACATTTACGAGAAGACCGTACATGTGGGGAGCCTGATATGTCCACTGGAGCTGGCGCTTTATTTAATGTTAGTGGCGGAAGTGATATGATTCGAGTTCCTGGTGGCCCTTTTACAGGCGGAGCCGGAGGTGGCTCGAATCAGTGGATGAATTATCCGTCTCTTCCGAACTTCGGTTCTGCTAGCACAGCTCCTAGTATGAATCAACTAGGGGGATATAATTATGGAACAGGAATAGATCCTACCACCGGTCGTTTCTCTGGGGCTGGAAAAGCTGGTCAGTTTTTTCCTAATGTCCCTGGCGGAAAAAGTGACATGGGCGGTAATGTCTTTACTGCGCCGACATTCGATCCTGGTTTCACTAGCCAGTTTTACCAAATGCTTCAGCAGATGATGGCTGGGTCGGGCGGAGGTCTTCAGAATAATTTACTAAGTTTTCTAGGAGGTGGACCGAGTTCTATACCTGGCGCCGCAGGCATGACCGAGATGGCTAACACAGGGGATCCCATCTCGGCGTTGCCTGAATGGCAGTCCATGATAGCAGCGCAGCAGCAGAATATACAACAGAATCAAGCTAATTTGAAAGAGCAATTCGGCTTTGCTGGTGATTTAGAATCATCGCCCTTTGGAACGGCGATGAGTAATTATATGCAGCAAACCTCCAAAGACGAGAATGCTCTGCTTGCACAGCTAGAACAACAGGCAATGGAATCGGCTATGGGTCGTAAGTTATCCGCCGACACTTCGTTAATGGGAATGGCCGGAGCCGAGAGTCAGTTTCTAGATCAGCTTTTTAGCGGAGCTGCTACGGCAAGTCCTGGATTATTTGAGAAGAATAAAGGATCTTTGTTGGGCGGAATCGGCTCTCTGATAGGCGCAGGTGCCGCTGGAGCTAGTGCGGGTCTAGGCGCTGCCGGTGGTGGTGCTGGTCTAGGGGCTTCTATCTTGGCAGGATTGGCGGCTATATGATATTACATGAGAGATTTGAGACTTTACAACTACAGGTGGATGCCTTGAAGAACGGCACAAATCCGATAGTATTCTTTCCAAAGGATACTCCTCAGATACCGAAAGCTCCTGATGGCATGAGAATTGTTAGGCGAAGTCTAGGCACTTTCTATGCGAATCCGAGTATAATTTCTGAGAAGATGATAGATGAGGCTTTGAAGAAAAAGCTCTTATGGGCACTTCTCGGATTTGTTCAAAGCAAGAAAGAAGCTCTTGAAAGCGGAACTCCTATCGCCGTAGTAGCACGTAGCGCCGAAGGACGTGAGATAAAAACTGCCGTCGTGGATTCTAGTAGACAAGATTTGGTCTCTATGCAGGTTTATTTCTTTTATCAATTCTTTCCTGAAAGTAAAGTCTCCGCTGAGCCTGGTTACTATGTAATCGCAGAGCGTTTGCAAGGTGACATATATGCCTCTGAGGCAAATTGAGGTGATGTAAATGGCCCCATGGGATGAGAAAGTACCTGGTCAAAAAACGGATTCTACCGATGCCTCTAGTATTATGAAGGCTATACAACAGATGCTAGGGACTGTAGGTCAGGCGACTGGCGCAACTGGAGGTACCGCAGGTGGCTCTCCACTTCCTGGCGGCTCTGGTCCTGTTTCTCCGTCTCCAACTATTACATTTAACCCTACCGGAGGTGGTACTTCTTTAGCACACGGACCTGCTCCAGAACGTCCGGGTATTCCTAGAACCGGAGGCGAGAGTCTTGGAAGTTTTAGAAGTCAGACGCAGGCGACAAACGCAGGTCTTGTTAGCCTTGGTAATTCGCTGAGTGGCATTTTCTCGTCGATAGAACAGAAAGAACATGCTAAAAAAGCGGCGCTGGCCGAGAATTACATGATGCAGATTAATAGCCTACTAGCCAGCGGAGATCCGCAGGATAAGCAAAAAGCGATGATGGTTTTAGAAGATCCGAAGATTCGTAAAATTCTAAAAACTGGTCTCGAATATGTTCCTTTGGAAGAAGAAGTTCCTCCAGAGGCGACTGGCGTTCATAGTGCGATTCAAAAGATCGGGTCTGGTAAAGGAGCTGCTCCGCAGGGAGGCGCGCCTCAAGGCCGAGGAACACAACCTAGAATGCAGCCTATGTTACCACAACAAAATGCGGAGCAGCAGTTGAAAGCTGCTATGACGAATGCTTTGTTGCAGAAAATAAGACAAGATCCAGCCGCGGCCATTTCTATGATGGGTGGTTCTCAGTTAACGAGTGCGGAGGAGCACGCTAATGAATTTTACAAAGCTGGCCTTGGCCTGAGTCCGGCTGATTTGCAGACGATGACCGCTAATGAGAAACTGGCAGGTTTAAAGATATATGAACAAGCCGTTGGCGCCGCAATACGCGGTGAGATTGATATGTATAAAGCGGGGATAGGATATAAAGGTAAAGTAGACTCTGCTACTATTTTCGGTAATGCTCGTAAATACGCGGCTGATGCTATGAAAAGTGCCTGGGGTGCGCGAGATAAAACTAAAGGAGCAAGTTCTAATTACGCCGCCGGTGCTAGAATCTACGAGGACTATGCTAAGAAATATCTTGATATTATTAAAGGAGGAAAAGGTCCAGGTGGTAAGCCTCTAACAGCCGATGAAATCAAAGTTTACCAGCAGAAAGCTGATGCCTATCAAAGACAGGCTGATGAGTATCTGAATCAAGCAGGTGATTCAGAACTAATGAAAATGTTCATGGAAACTCCTGACGAGCCTGAGGAGAGACAAGATGAAGAACCTGAACCTGAGAAGAAGGAGGAGCCCAAATAATGCCGAATGGACAAAATTCTTCTCAGGTCGCCGATGAAACTCAACGGAGACTTGGGCAAAAAGTTTATACAACTCCTGAAAATACAAAGGATCCATATAAAGGCGATGATTCTCAGGGTTCTTCTCAAGAAGGCAACGAAGTTGACCCTAGGCAGAATCCTTTGGCCTTTTTCTATCAGCATAGAAGTAGACTTCGAGGGATGAATGAGGAAGATGCCGTTAAATTCGTAGATAGAATTTTTAAACGCTTTGCGTTACCGAAATACGAGAAGATAAATCCGCAAGGATTAGATCAAACCAAAATAGATGAATTAAGACTTCAGTTCGCCGCTCGAATGTTCAATATTCCATATCAGCCCGTCGAAATGGAAGGCAAAGCTCCGGATCTTCCGTTAGAAGCCAGAGCTAAGGAATTCGGTAAGAAGACTGGAAAAGAACTAGAAGCCACTGCCAAGGGCGGCGTAGCCGGTTATATCGGAGGAGTAAAGACTATACCTGAGTTAGAAGCGAAGCTGGCTAAGTATTTGGGCGCTACGAAGATGGCGTCTAAGTTGGAATCTGCTGCTGGATCTCTAGGGAAAGCTGAAGGAAAGCTATACGGAAAATCGAAATCTCTTTCTCCGGATCGTCCTATTCCCGAGATTTCGGCTGCCGCAGGTCATGCTATCCCAGCTACCGCACTTTCTACGGCTGTAGGCGCTGGTTTACCGAATCTCGGTGGTACTGCAGGAGAAATAGTATCAGGAGCCGGAAGAGGAGCTGCCGAAGGTTCTACTTTTGAGGCGACTAGACCTGGCGGAGATCCTAAAAGCGGCGCTATATGGGGCGGTCTTCTTGGTGCAGCATTTCCGTTTCTTAAGGCAACCTTTGGTCTTGGGCGTAAAGCATTTACGTCTAAGGCGGCTGAGGCCGTAAAGGAGGTTGGTGGACCTTCTGCGGCTGAAGCCGTTCCTAAAGCTACGGCTCCTAAAGAGGCGCCGTCAAAATCGCTAGGCGATGTGGCTGATAAAGCCGCGAAAGATAAGTTTGGAAAGGCGTTTAAAGACTTGACAAGTGCTGAGAAAGCACAGATGCCTTCTATAATGAAAGAAGAGATTGCCAAGCAACGCGCTCAACAAGCGGCGACTAAGAAAGCCGAACAAGCTGCCGCTAAAGCAGGACGTGAAGCGGAAGCAGAGGCGAAAAGAGTCGAAAAGGCTAAAGTTGCGACTGAGAAGGCTACGAAGCAGGCTGCGCGAAAATCCGTTGTACCGACACCAACACCTGCGGCGAAGCAAGCCGTTGCTGCTCAAGCGGCGGAGGAGAATCCTGCGATAGCTAAGACGATGGGAGATATTAAACCTCCTACGGAACGTAGGACTAATGTGAGAACGGAAAGTATTGAGGGACCGGATTTCTATAGAACTGCTTTGATGAACGAACTTCGTAAGAAAGCCGCCGCAGGTGATAAATTAGCCGCGGAGCAGTTAGCGGATATGAAGGCTCATCCTTTTGAGAAAGCCGGAGAAGAATTCGATATTGCGAAGGCAAAGGCTAAAGGAGAAAAGACTTTAACAAAGGAAGAAGCTGAAGCAGCTTCCGCGAAGCGTGCCGAAGGTAGAATTCAAAAACTTGGGCCTGAAGAAACTGGTAAGAAAGTAAGAGCCAAAGAAGGTGTACCCGCTAGTCCTGCACAGCAGGCGGCTGATAGAGAAAGGATAGCCGCGAAGCGAGCGGAGGCTAAGTCACAGGAATTCGGCGCAGCTTTGGAAAAACATGCACAGCAAATGGCTGGTAGATATACGTCGGAGTCTTTGGCTAATATAGACATAACTCAAGTCGAAGATGCTGCTAGAGAACTAGAAGGCGGTAGTCTGGTAATGAGCGGGATGAAGAAATTAGTAAGACAAAAAAAGATGACCGAAGAGCTTTACAGAGAACACTTGATAGACTGGATGAAAATTCAATTCGCGGCCCTGCCGAAGGCATCTGACTAATGGGCGGAGAACTTTCACAAGTTTTATCGAGACTCGCCACAGGCGCTAGAGAGCTTCTTCCTAAGCTATTAAACAGCGAGATTTCTAAAACCGCCGTTATAAGTGGCGAAGGTGTTCTACGAAAGAGCGGCGCCTTCGGAGATATGCTCGTAGATACTATGAAGATGTGGCAAGATAAATCTGCACAACAGAGCGGACAGTATTATTCAGATATTCTTAGTACTCTACGACCGCATATGAAAGATGCGAAGGTAACAAAGGATTTAGCTACGCACTGGCAGAATTTTGCCAACCTGCCTGACGGAGCTTTGAAGGATACTATAACGAAGGCTAAAATATCTCGTCTTCATATATACAATGAATTAGGAAAAGCAGGAGTCAAAACTGGCCCGATGGTCGAAGACGACTGGCCCCGTATGTATCCTCGTGAGTTTTTTGAAGGAGTTAATCATGGACAAGCCATCGCTTCTCTACAAAAGCAAGGTATGTCCATTAGACAAGCTGAAGGACTACTCGATCAAATCAGCGGAAAAAGCCCGAGAGCACATAATTATGAGTCTCCGAGAAAATGGAACTTACCAGGATATAGACGTGATCTCGGGGTTCTCTTTGAGGATATCGACAAAGGATATAAGAGATTAAACTGGGCGAAGATTTATGGTCCGAATGACGAGAAATTGGATATAATTCTAAAAGGATTGAAAGAAACCGGAGGTCGTGAAGCACAGGAGTTAGGGCTCAAATATATAGATAATATAACAAAGACAGGAAAGTATTATAGAGGAATTAGACCTTGGGAACAAGGCTTGGCTTCGCTCGAAGTAGCTTCTAAGTTAGGCTTAGCCGTTCTGAGTCACACAAGTCAGCCTCTCAACGTCGCCGTTTACGCAGGCGTGAAGCCAGCCGTGAAAGCCATGGCTTCGATGGTGAAAGAACTTGTTGAAAATGGCAATGTACGGAGTGCAGAAGATTTCGCACTAAGAAGCGGAGCGACGTGGACAGAATCCATGCGGCGATATAAAGAGCTTTACGGAGGCCCAGTCGGTAGCCTAGGGTCAAAGATTCTTCACGCCACGGGCTTCGTCTCTCTCGATAAATATCGGCGAATATTTGCATCCGTAGCGGGCAAACATCTTGCAGAGGAATTGTTCCAAGACATACGAGAAGGTGTGAGACCAAATGTTGCTCGACAGAAGTTAGGTCAGATGGGGATAGATGTTTCTGAGGTTCTAAAACGTGGATCATTATCTGAAGATGATTTACTACAGGCTGCAAAGCGTACCTCCGATGTGACGCAGTTTACTTTCGATGCGAATCAGCTTCCGCTGGCGTGGAAGGCTTCGCCGATGGCGAGGGTAATTCTTCAGTTCAAGCAATACTTCTATACACAATCTAACTTCGTTAAGAACTTCGCCATTAAACCCGCGGTTCGATACATTCAAACTGCTGGAGCCGAAGGAGAAATAAAGCCGCTAATTTATATGAGTTTACTTTTTCCAACTTTCGGCGAGTTAACTGCCGACCTTCGTGAGTTCGCTCGGAAGGGGACTTTAGAAGAACGGCCCGAATTTCCGATAGAGAGATTGGTAGACAATGCAGCGCACGCTGGGGCCTTTGGTTTATATCAGGACCTGGTATATAACATAGCAAGCCCTTCTGATAAGCCAATTTGGCACTTTGTCGCGGGGCCAGCGGTCTCCGATCTCGTTGACATGACTCGTTTACCTTGGACGAAACAGCCTCTTGGGTTGGAGGTCTTGAGAAGGATACCGGTGGCCGGGCCTTACTTGTCTTATCGGGAACGTGAATCTTCAAGGACGAAACCTCGTAAAAAAGGATATCTCGAAAGAGGAGCGATAACAGAGTTTATGAGAGAAAACCTAGGTCTCCCATAAAAAGTGTTCAGCTTTCATAAGTATTTAGAAGCTAAACACTTATTCTTAGCTAAGAGAGGTCATATATGCCCACTTTACCTGAAACGCATAGTGCTGTAAAAAGCACTTGTGACTCGTTAGAAATATCCCCTTCGGCTCATTCTCCTGGATCGCATCTTTACGGAGGCGGGGGAACTGAACCGGAGGCGAAGACTCATTCTGCGAAGCATAAAGCTGGCTCCAAAGGTCGCGTCACTAATGCTGAGAGTTCCTTCGGCAGAAAGGGCTCTTCCTTGCGGCGCAACATAGCCGCAGGTAAAGCTGCTGATACGTCGAAGAACGTTTAGCTTCATGCTAAGGGCGGAGATTGATTTCCTTTCTCGATCTCCGCCATTACCTTGTCTAATACATCATCGCTTCCTGGTGGTAGGGTCTTTAACAGATTAGGGAAAACAGGCATGTTCGGATTCGCATTTAGAGTTATATCTAGGACGACCCGAACCTTGGCAGGAGTCGTTCCTTTGGTATTCTTATCTATAGCTATCGCTATACCGCCTTCGTTTATCTCTTCTATCCTGGCTATCCAAATAGTATTTTGAGGAGGTAGAACAGTAACCCAGTCTCCTTTCTTCAAAGAATGTCCCATGGTATCTTTACATTTACCTTCATTCATCATAATCCTCCATGTCTGGAAATTCCGGATTGTCTTCTGTTAAATCTTCGTCTTGCAGAATATCTTCGTCTCCATCGTTCGTGATTCTTTCTGGCATCATACTTTTATACTCCGACACCTTCTAATTCTGGGGTCTCTTTATCCACTTTCGCCAGGATTTCATCCGTATTCAGGATACGAAAGTTGATTCTAGTCTTCGGACTCCATCCTTTAAAAGTTAAGACAGTTCCACTATAAAGACCGTAGACTACTCTATCTCCTACGAAGTAGCCATCAACGCCGAGTCCAACTTCTAGAATGGTACCTGTAGTTGGTCTTTTCTTGACTTTATCGGGAACTATGATACGACCGACTTTATCAAGAGCTAGGTCTTCTTGAACTATAATTCGACCAGGAGTTGGATGAACAAAAAGCTGTTCAGGTGCAATACGTACCTCTTTCACATCCTCCATAAGCGAAGCCGGGGCTACGTTCCTTGGATCGTCAGTATTTAGATGACCTCTTTTATCTGTTACAGTAAAATCTTTACTCACGGAGTTACACCTTTAGCCTTTCTAGCCGGCTGTCCGCCGACCGCGTAGTTTTGTTTAACTGCGTACATGGTACTTCGACCCTGTTGATATTCGTATATGACGGCGCCTTCGAGAAGCGTCGCTATAATCTTATCTATTTCATCGAGCGTCGCATCTCTCCAAAGGGCTTTCGTTATTTCTTTGCGATTAGCGAATCCTTTGGATTCTAGAAATCTAAGAAGTTTATCGGTGACAACGGCGAACTCGGATTCACCGACACCTCTAAAGACCTTCGGTACATTACCAGCTACAGTCATAATCGCGTCATGAGATTTTTGAAAGTCCTCCTTATTTATAATCATATCATCGCCCCTAGCGGCGCTCATGCAAATAGCCATCTTGACAACTTGGGCCCATAAACTCGTTTTATACGAAGTAGTCGCTTGGTCGTCGTATTCCGTAGGGCTGCTGTCTACGGAGTAACAACTCTCAAAGAGAGGTCGGACGTCTTTGGAGAATGTATATTCGCCTCGTAGGCGAGAAATAGATTGGAGATCAAGGATTAAATTATCTCTAATCGCGGTATGGTTTTGGACAGTAGGCCATGGTAATAGTCTTTCTCTATCGTTTGCAACCACAAAATTAACTCTTCTAGTGAAACCTCCCCCGACGGCTGACGAAGGGATCGAGGAGATAAGCCACTCCTGAGTAGACCCTCCGAGAAGTGAAATGCACGGATTCTTAATACGAAACTCACCTTTATGTCTAGTTCCATATTCGAACTCTCCTTCATCGAAGTCCCATATGTCGCAGAGAATTGGTAGAGTATTGGCTGAGGCTGTTAGAAAAACTGAAAGTTCGGTTGAGAAGATTAAACACGCAGATTCATTCCCTACCTTCATAGTACCGCCTAGCATAGGCTGAGGCCATCCTACGGATAGACGTTCTAAAACGTATTCTATGGTAATACGGCCGGAGAGAAAATTGGCAACTTTCGCTTCTTTCATTAAATTAATCGCAGGTTTAATCGCTGTCCCTTTTCCTATTCCTGGTCGGCCCACAAGAATAGTATATAAGTTCGGATACAAACGATAAGTTCCCCTTCCTACATAAACATTTCTCTTTAGGACTGTGCTAAGGGCTGTGGCGGCAGTCCAGAAGATAAAGCTAAGTGGGGACTCCGAGCTTGGTGCAACAAGTCCAATATACTCCGCAACCCAGTTCTTACATCGGCGCATTTTCGAGGATCAAACCCCTTAGAGAATTTGCCCTTTGAATCTTCGTCTCTTAGATCGTAACCGATTTCAAATTCGACTGGGATTTTTATTTGGGTTCCGTTTGGGAAGGTGATCGTTCTGTCAAATGCTTTTTCCATCAGTCTAATGCAACTAAAGATAGTCTCCTCGTTATCAGGGACTTCACAGGAAATTGCGTCATGCGTGTCCATGATGACCCATCCGGGTTGAATGCTTTCACAGACAAGCACGGCCAGTCCGGTGTTATCTCCGACGGTAGATTGGGGTATATAAGAAAATGCCTCTTTAAATATCTTGCTGTTATCTGCGTCAGGTCGGAGGCCAAAGAAGTAGCGTTCTCTGCCGATAGGTGTTCGTAGGGTTCTTGTACGTCTAATGTTATCTTCAATCCAGTTTTGGAAACTATTTCGTATCTCAGGTTCATAGAAGGCCACCCTTTCTAAAAGTGTCGCGCAGTATTTTTCTCCGAGGCTAAAGCCTTCTTTCGCCAGTTCGACGGCCATCTTGGCGGCTTTCATTCCATAGTTATAGGCATGTCTCGTCTTTTTGCCCATAAAACGAAACATAGTGCCCTTACCGCATTCGGATTCGGGCTTCTGGAAAATTTGCATTGCTAGTCTTTTATGTCTGTCTATCCTATTCCGTAGTTCATTAAGACCATCACAGTTCCCGGATACGTCTGCAATAATACCGCATACGATCCAGTCTTCGGCTTGAACCTGGTCGCATGAGACGAATATTTTGCCAGGTCTGGCGACGATGCATTCTCGGAACCTCTTACCTAATTCGCTTTGTTTAGGCAGATTTTGAACATTCGTTCCGATAGCATGTCCTGTTTCGGACGTGAAAATAGTCTCACGGCTAGATCGCCGTCCAGTAACAGTTCCTGTGACTGCGTATGAGGTATATAGGACGGAATCTAATAAAGTTGCTTCGGCGTAGGTTCCACGAATTTTATTAAGCTCGCGGACTCGAAGTATTTCTTTAAGAACAGGATTCCCCGTCTTGGCGTATGCTTCATTAAGTGCCTCTTCTCCAGTGGATTCCTCCTTTGTTTTCCAGTCTTTTTTTAGAGAGATTTTAAGACGGTTTTTAAGTATATCTTTAAGCTGCGGGACGGAAGAGAGATTAAGAACCGTAGCCACACTCTTAGTTCCTCTGGGCTGCTTAGGAATAACTGACATTCCGACTTCTTTTTCGATTTTTTGGCAGGCATTTTCTAACTCCGTGTCGAGGTGCTTAATGAAATTACTTAAACGAAGCTGATCCACCAGAACGCCACGTCTGTCGATTTCATGAAAGACCCGTGCCAAGGGCATCTCGTACTTCGTATAAAAATCTTCGAGATTTTTAAATAAAGGCATTATGAAATAAGTAACCTGTATTCTACTATAGTAATGGTATCGTTGATTGTTATGCCAGGATAATACTGCTGTAGCTCGAAAAGGGCGCTAAACATGGTTTTCCATTTGAATTCCATAGATAATAATTGCAGGTCTGTATGCAACAACGTAGTATGTTTACACCAATGAACGGCGGCTGGATATCCGTGTATAGTAATTCTCGGAGCGAACTTGCGCTTTCCTAGGCGGATAGTATGTCTAATGAGACCAGAAAGCATGGCTCTCGTTACGCCAGATTCAAAGCGTAGTTCGGTTTCTAGATCAAGCCGCGGAGGTGTGTTGTTTTTTATTGAACTATTTTTCTGTAATGACCGCTTCGTTTCAGACATTCTTTGCAGTGCCTCCTTCCATCTCCGTCAAGATAAGTTCCGACCTTCGAGTACTCATGACCTCTTCTACAGAACAAACGATTCTTCATATGTTCCTGACAATGCTCTTTTCTAGTTTTAGGCTCCAAATGTTCGGGTCTTACACAAGAAGGATTTTCACATTTATGATGAAGTTCTTTGTTATTTGGTACGGGGCCATTCACTTGTTTCCAAGACCATACATGAGCCATCACGAATCTGGTAGGTAGCCAAAATCTTCCGTGCCCAGATCGATTTTTTACACCTTTCCAAAGCCAGCATTCAGGGGTTTTATAAACCTGTCTCCAAAACCTAAGCACTTCGTTCATTGAGCTCCTGTTTCATAGCGAGATATGCCTCGTAGGTTACCATTGTATCAAGACAATTATAATTCATCAATTTGTCAATACCTGCCTTCGGACTCCAGCTATGGCCCTCTTCTTTCCAGTATGGCTGTCTAGTATACTGCATCCCGATAAATTCTAGTTTATGTCGGAGTCCAGGCCACAAGCAATGGTGTAAGACTAAAGTATCCTCAGCATTTTCGAGGTTAACAGTAAAACCAAGAGCGCGCAACCAATGACTATCGAAGCTCTGAAAATTTTGTCCCACAATTTTCTTCGTTGCCAATATCTCATCCATCATTCTCCATAGAATTATAAGTTCATTTGGAAGATAGTTCCAGAAGGATAAGGAAATCGCTTCCTGCGGTGACGTAGCAAATGAGATTGTGTATGGTACTTTCCTCCGAAGTAACTCTATATCTATGGAAATAGGATTTGGTGAATCTATACAACGCTGAAGGAAATGACAAGCATCTACGAAGGAAGGACTCGTTATGATATTTCGGATTGGTAAAGGCTGTAAAGTCTTTCTTTGACGAAAGTAGGTATACTCTTCGTATGCCCGATTCAAAATGAATATACATATTTCTCTTTCAGAATACTGACGTAGCACGAACGCGGGGTGATACATTGGAATCACGAAGTGAGGCCAATTTAACAAAGGACTCGTTAGTAAAGAACCACGCCAGTGACCGAATCCATCTTTCTTTTCGTCTTGCTTTTTGATAACACGAGTCGGTTTTGTAAACGGACATAATAGGTTCGTAGGTGTTTTGCCGCAGGAAATTATAATTGTAGGATGGTATCTTCCAATTTCCTCAAAAAACTGGTTAAGAAATAACTGCGTAGGAATGCCAAGTTCATGGAGACGATCCAACTTGTTATCCGGTGGACGAGTTTTGAACGGGTTTGTAAACCAAACTTCGTTAGCCATAAAGCCAGCCTCGTTGAGCATCTTATCGAGAAGATAACCGGACGGGCCAATAAAAGGAAGACCTTTAGCGTCTTCTTTCTCCCCAGGAGCTTCTCCAAGAATACAAACGCGCGAGTTAGTATTGCCTCTTGTCCCCACATACCGAAGTCCCTTCAAGGCTAGTGCCTGACGCAGAGTTATGTCAGCACTAACCGATGATACGCTGGTAGATTTCTGTGAGTTTACCATACTGAGTGTCCGTTATAAACGTCCCCTCTCCGTATTTGGTAAGACGTTCGTCGATATCGGTGACGAACTTCTTTTCCCATTCATTCAGTTCCTCGTAGAAAGAACGCAGTTCTTCTATGAGTCTTTGGCATTCAGCCGCGCGTTCTGTGTTGGGAGTGTATTTATGGGACATATATCTCCTTTTTCGTTTACTAACCACATTGGTGGAAGAGGTGTTGCTATTAGCAGGATATCTTCGACTAATTCTTCTATTCCTCTATGAATAGGTATATGTCCACTTGGAGGAAAATCGAATCTTCTCGTATTGTCTTCAAAACGGTTTATGGCTTCTTTGATTTTACTTACTTGAGCGCCTGTTAATCTAATCGCCATCTTTGGAGAACCTCCCTTTAGAATCCCTTGGTGTAGTTTTCCAGCATTCTCTTCTTCCGTGAACATGAGCCATCATTATATTTCTGCTTTGTGTACCTTTGATAAGATGTTCTGGATCGAAACACGGAGGATTGTTACATCTATGTAAAATTTTAATTTTCGTGTTATCGAGGTCAAATGGCTCTACCAGAAACTTAGCCACTCGATGAACGCTTCTTATTTTCTTTCTAAATAGAAATCTTCCGTAGCCTTGTTTGTTTCTGGCAAACGGCCATTCTAAGCAGCCGTTTTCTTTTCTTACTCCTTTCGAGAGTAGAATTTCAAGAGCCGTTCGTATCATCGCCATAAATCAATTTCCTCGCTTCGTCTTCGCTCATCGAAGGTCCTGTAAACATAAAAACGGCACATCTCTTACCGCCAAATCCTCCAACCGTACTTGTGGAACCTCGTTTGGGACTATAGGACCCACTATCTTTAACTTGCATCCACAAGCTACTTCGTTGATAGGATCGAATCCAGGCGGGATGATTTGGGTAAGAATGAAGTCTTTTTCCCACAGCTTTATAGGCTGAGGCGACTTTACAAGCGAGCACGAAAGCCAATCCGAGTCCTTGGAAGTCCGGCAATGTAACCATTCTAGTGAAACCACATATATCTGATACTTTGGGATGCGGACGATAAAGGACTCCACACATAGAAGCAATTCGATAGGAACCTTCGGTTTTAGGGATTTTTGTAGAAGATCCGATAGGTCGACTAGAGACTGAGGAAATCTCGTTCCCGTGTGCCAACTCATTGTGGAGGTTTTTCGTACTAATGACGCCTGAAGTGTCATCTGAATCATAGCGTCTAGCTGATTTATCTTCAAGATATCCATGCCCTGCTTCGCTTCTTCCAGTTCGTACCAATAATCGACTACCTTCGGCTCCGTCTCCGCCGCTTCCATGATATCCGGTGGTGGAAAACCGTGATCCTGTACCATACACCAGGTTACTTTTATTTTCGTCTTTCGGTGAGTAAAGGTCATCGTCATATAATCCGATACCCAACCCATCGGTGCGTTCTGCGGATTTGACGAATAAGCCATAACACCTCGCAGCTTTGTTTAAGTCTTGACTCATATAGTGAAATTCTTTGAATAATTGCCAAGTTTCGTATTTGACTCTTGATACTGCGACTGTAATTGGTGGTCTTGCCCGAAGGGACCTCCAGGTAAAGCGGCATGGATTGCCGGGCTCAAGGATCCAATCTGGCTGGAGCCAATCTATGATATCGTAGTGGCAGCTTGCTACAACAAGTCGTTTTTTCCTTTCTCTAACGTATCGTTGGATAGAATGACAAGCAAATTGAGCGACTTGCCGATCCACCACAGAGGTAAACTCATCAATAACCACAGGATTCCCGTTACCAAGTAAATGACGGGCCGTCTCGACTCGGAATCTCTCACCATTACTGAGTACAGAATAAGGGCGTAGCCAGGAAGGGATAGTATTGAATCCAACCGATTGGCAGACACGTGATATGTCTTCCATGGAGAGAAGTTCAGAAAAATCGTCAATGACAGACCGTTTGCTCCATTCAAGCGGCTGTGGAACACCGAAAGTTTCATTTAGCACCAGTGTCTTTCCTGATCCGGAGGGTCCTACTATCAAACCTATATTCCAAGGCTTGTCGTCTAGCGGGAGGTCGCCGGTAAGCGAGACGGAAAGTTTTTGCTTCGCGGGGACCTCGAACATCGAGCTAAGAAGCTCGGTTCGGATCGTAGATTCGATTTCCACTTCTTTATGTATGTTAATTTTCATGCTATGCCACAATCGCCTGACATTTAAGTCCCGCAGAGCGGAACTGCGTTAGCAAAGCTATTTGATGTTGTTCCGATTCGCATTCTACGAGTATTTTATAAGCTAAAGGCTTCGCTATATGCGGACCGGCTATGCCGGATTGTATTTTCAATGCAAGGACAAGCCTGCCTCTGGCAGCTTCGCGGCTAGATTCTTTGGCGAGAATAGGAATCTTGGATACTAAGGCTGCCATTTCGAGGTCTTGACTCGTCGTGGAGACGTTTTCGTTTAATAATTCGGCTAGTTTTCTAACACCGAACCCGGTGTTTTTAGGATCTACGTAGTTTCTGGAATCGACGGCACCTGTCGGTCTACCGGAGGTAGGAGGGCCATAAATTCTCTGATAGACCTCTAATAAACGTTGTTTGCCCAGAACTTCCTCTGACCAGGTCATATTCTTTCTTCTTAAATTCTCTTCTAGCTCGACGGCGTTTCGTCGATACTCATCTGTGGCGAGATCGTCTCTCCAGAGGAAGTGGACTCCGTGTTCTAATTCGGCTACCTTGAGTTTCTTTAAGGCTTCTAGCCTTCGGTGACCGGCTACGAGTTTTACGTGAGTAAGGTCGTTTTCTCGAAACGTGACCAAGACGATAGGTTGGATCAAACCATTTTCAGAGATAGACTTGGAGAGCTGTTCAATATCTCCCAAATCGCGGCGCATTCTATTTTCGACCACAACTTCGTTGATATTAACAGTCTCTTCCAAGTCTTTTCTCCTTAGCCTTCGG